AAAGACAGCAGCCTTCAACGCTTCCATGCAATTAATGACTACTCGCATCGGAGAAGATGGAGTTAAAAATCTGGAAAAATTTGGTGAAACTACACGTTTACTTGGTAGTGAGATGTCTTTAGCCATAACTCAGTTACATGCACTTGGAGCAGGAATAGCTAATTTTGTTTTAAATATTACAGGATTAAAAGAAGGTTTAGAAGCATCAGCAGCTACTAGATCCGTGGCGGATGCAGCAGCACGAGGAGACACCGCAGCCCAAGGTCTTGTTGATAGAAGGAAACAAATTGAAGCAATGGGAGGACAAGGTGGAGAAGGAGCTAGAAAACAGGCTGCTTTAGATGTTCTTGAAGCCGAAGAAAAAATATTTGCAATCAGACAAAACACAATAATTCAAGCAGAAGTAATGGCAGGACAATTCAATTCCATGGTACGTTCATTAGAAGCTGAAAAAGAGGAAGCGGAAAGATTAGTGGAACTTAGAGAAGAAGGTCTAAACCCTGCAATCGCTAAAACCATTGCTGCCCTAGAAAAAGAAGCAAGTTTAGCTAAAACTCTTATAGATGCCGAAATAGAATTATTGCTTGCTGAACAAGCAAGAACAGGAGAATTGGGTGAAGCAGACCAAACAAGACTTACTACTTTAGAAGCACAAAAAGATAAAATAGATGAATCTGTTGAAGGCACTACTAAATTAGTAAAAGAAACTGAAAATTTAAATGACGCTGCCAACGAAACAGTAGACGCTTTCACTCAATTACGAGATACAATCGCTCAAGATATAGGTAATGGCTTAAAGGATTTAATTACAGGGGCTAAGAGTCTAAACGAGGTACTAAGTAACATACTGGCAAATATGGCAAATTCTTTTCTTAATTTAGGTATTTTTGGAAATATAGGAGGAACTTTTAAACCAGGTGAAGGTTTATTAGGAAGAATATTTCCTAAAGCAGATGGTGGTCCTGTAAAAGCTGGCGGCAAGTATGTAGTAGGAGAACGTGGCCCAGAATTATTTAGCCCAACTCGTTCTGGAATGATTACACCAAACCATGCACTTGGAGGTACAACAAGCGTCAACGTAAATGTAGATGCCTCTGGATCGTCTGTAGAAGGAGATGGAAGTCAAGCAGAGCAGTTAGGAGAAGCAATATCACAGGCTATACAGGCAGAATTAATACAACAAAAAAGACCTGGGGGTATATTATATAGCTAATGGCCAACCTACCTAACACAGCAGCAGGTACAGCTTTTGTACCAAAATATAACTTTAAGAAGTCAAACGCACCAAATACTCGTGTTGTTTCTTTTGGTGATGGCTATGAACATCGAGTTTCTTTTGGCCTTAATCAAAATGCAAAAATATTTAATTTAACTTTTGAAGTAAGCGAAGCTGATGCGGATACACTAACCAACTTTCTAGACGAAAGAGCCGTTGATGGTGCAAATTTTACTTATACAGTTCCAGGTGAAAGTGCTATGAATTTTGTTTTAGAACGTGGTTACAACAAGAATGTACCTTTTTTAGGCAGAGCAAGAGTGCAGGTTACATTTAGGCAAGTATTTGAGCCATCTTCATAATGCCAATACCCGTATCCAGTTTACAATCTGTTAATCCTAGCCCAATTATTGAACTGTTTGAGCTTACTTTAGATCCTGTGTTACATGGTACAACTACAATACAAGATCCTGGTGGAAATGATATTACAACGATAAGATTTCACAACAACACAAAAGATACAACAAATATGGACAGTATCGTTTGGAACGGAAATACATATTACAGGATGCCTATAGAAGCCAGTGGTTTTAAATACGATCCGCAATCTTTACCGAGACCTAAATTAACTATTAGTAATTTGGCAATCATCGCAGTGAATATTGGTAATATGTCCAATGTTCTAAATGCAGTAAATGAAGTAACTTTTGCTAATGATTTAGTTGGAGCTACATTAAAGAGAAGAAGAACGCTTGCTGAATTTTTACCCAATAGTAATTTTACTGGTAATAATCCTTATGGTACGCCAGATGATACACAGGAATTTCCTATTGAGGAATTTCAAATAGCTAGAAAATCAGTTGAAACAAGAGATGTAGTATCTTTTGAATTAGCTGCCTCTATTGATAACATAAATACTAAATTACCAAAGCGTCAATTTTTACCAGGCGAATTTCCTGCTATTGGAGATTTCTATAATTGATTTATTGGCAGAAAAAAGTTATTGAAGATGCTCTAAAAGAAAGTCCTAGAGAAATCTGTGGGTTGTTAGTAAACATAAAAGGTAAATTAGTTTATAAAAAATGCAAAAATTTAGCACAGATACCAACAGATCAATTTATTTTAAGCCCAGCAGATTATGCAGATATTGAAGATGAATTTGGAAATGATGCAATACAGGGAATAGTACATTCACACCCAACTACAAGTGCTTATCCTAGTCCAGCAGATCAGGTCTCAGCAGCAAGAACTAATAAACATTGGTACATAGTTAATCCACATACTGAAGAGTGGTACGACTTCGTTCCAAAAGAATATAAACAGTCTTTACTAGGTAGACCATGGACTTGGGAGCATACAAACTGTTGGCAACTTGTTAGAGAATTTTATAAAGCAGAATTAAATATTAATCTCATTGATTTTGAAAAACCTAGTGATCCAGAAATTTTTGCTTTTAATCCAATATTTGAAGATTGTTATGAAAAAGGAGGTTTTAGAGCGTTAGAGGATGATGAACCTTTACAGTTATATGATTGTCCGTTAATGAATTTTTCTGGGGATAAATTAAACCATATTGCAGTTTTATGTGAAAATAATATGTTGTTACATCATCCACAGGGAAGATTGTCGTGCAAAGAGGAGTACAATAGGTATTATAGAAGCATTACAGGCAAGATTATTAGGTATGTCGGATTGCCCTCGTAAAATTAAACTTTATGGAGACTTAGCTGAGTTTGTAGGCGTTAAGGAAATTGAAACTGAAGTTCACACAGCAGCAGATGCCGTTAAGTGTTTAATTGGTAATTATCCAAGGGTAGAAAATTATATGCTGGATAAAAACTATAAAGTTTTAGTCAATGAAAAACCAAAAACATTAGAAGAATTACACTTTCCTACAGGTCAACATGATATAAAAATTGTACCTGTAATTAGCGGTCAAGGAAGAGGACTTGGGTCTATTTTACTTGGAGCTGCCTTAATAGGAGCAGCTTTTATGTTTCCTGGTGCTCAGTTTAGTGGAGGATTTTTTTCAGCAGCAAAAGGATTTAGTGGATTTCAAGCTGCTGTTGGAAACATTGGTATTGCGTTGGTATTAAGAGGTGTGTCGCAGATGTTATCGCCTGTGCCACCAACACCTACTGAAGATCCAGATAATAGTTTTGCTTTCAATAGCCCTGTAAATACTACGGTTGCAGGATTACCAATTCCAATTTTATATGGAGAGCGAATGGTTGGATCTGTGGTAATTTCAGCAGGAATTAACGTAGTTGATAACTAATGGAAGAAAAAGATTTAGACATAATTAGCGGTGCTAAAGGAAGTGGTAAGGGAGGTGGAGGTAGATCACCCCAAACTGCTGAAGATAGCCTAGATAGTTTAGCCAGTGCAAAGATATTAGATGCTATTTGTGAAGGCCGTATAGAAGGATTTCCTTCGGCTCTTGATGAAGGTGCAGCTTTTGGAGCTACAAATTATAATAAACTTGCACAAAAAGATGTTTATTTAGATGACACGCCAATAGTTGATGCTGATGCAGAACTAAACGATCAGGGAAATTTTGATGAAGATGACGTAAATTTTGAAAATGTTGTAATTAATTCAAGAGTTGGAACTAATAATCAAGGTCTCATAGGCGGTTTTCATTCACTGCGACAAGAATTTCCTGTAGGCAATGCAAACATACCCAAAGAAACACCAGTTGTAAAAGAAATATCTAAAGCAGCATATCCAAACATTGACCAGATTGGAATAATCATTAATGTACCTTCACTGCAAAAGTTTGAAGATGATGGAGATATTGTAAATACAGGCGTTACTTTTAGGATTGAATATCAAATTTTAGGCGGTGCTGGTGCAACTTTAGATCAGAACGGCAATAGTGTTTATGTAACTCCATTTCCTACTGGTTTCAATAACACTGGCAATCGGCATATAGGCGGTAGAACAGGAGATCCATTTCAGAGGCAATATATCTTTAATGTTCCAGATGGATATGCAACTGCAACTACTTTAAACCTTAGAGTTTCAAGGATTTCTGATAATCCTACAACAAAAAATCAAAGCGATATTCAATGGTTTTCCTATCAATTAATAACTTTTGATCCAAACACTTATCCAGATACGGCTTTAGTTGGGTTTCAAGTTTCAAGTGAAACGTTTAGTTCTATCCCTAGACGTTACTACAGGCTCAGAGGAACAAGAGTTGCAGTTCCAAAAGGAGTTTATACTGACAACAACAACCCGATAGATGCTAATAGGCCAGGCAGACTTGCTTATAATTCATCGGCTAATTGGTCAGGTGGAACTTCTATAACTGCAAACGGTACTTTAAGAGGTACTTGGCAAAGATTATATACAAACGATCCAGCGTGGTGTCTTTATGATTTGCTTGTAAATACTCGCTATGGACTATCTATACCAGAAACATCACTGGATGAATTTAGTTTTTGGAATATAAGTCAATACAATAGCGAGCTAGTAACAAATTCAAGAGATTCATTAGGTTCAAAATCAGGCACTTGGACTTTGCCTGCTAATCACAGATTTTGTGTAGTCACTTGTACTGTTGACCATAAATATCAAACAGGCGATTTAATAAGCATCACTTTTACTTCTGGAACATCTGGTTCTTCGCCAGCCGCTCAAGACACAACTGTTCTTTTGAAAATTAGAAGAATGAGCAAACGTAGGTTTAGAGTTTTGAAAGTAACTCCAAATGCAACTGCTTTAAACGGTAACTGCACTTTTACAGATAATCAGGAGGCTAGATTTTCATTTAATGAATTAATAAACAGAGAATTTAAAGCATACGATCTGATTAATGCTATCTGTAGCAATATGCGTGTAATGCCATATTGGTCTGCTGGTAGTTTATTTCTTTCACAGGACAAACCAGCACCACAGGTAAATGGTGGAGATTACAGTGCAACAGAGGATGTTCTACCAGCTTACATTTTTACTCAGGCAAATGTTATTGATGGTAATTTTACATACGAAGGAAGTGATATTAAAAATAGAGCAACGTTAGTGATAGCAAAATATTATGACAATAATCAAAGAAAAGTATCTTACGAGCAGTTTCCCTCTAGAGGGGTAGTCGGTAATACAACTATAGGAGATGTAACTGCAACAACTAACGCAGGTGGAGATATTGTAATTGCAAAATATGGAATACTTAAAAGACAAATACAGGCATACGGCTGTACAAGTTCTGGTCAAGCACACAGACTTGCTAAGTGGACAAGGTTTAGTGAGCAGCTTCTTACTGAAACAGTTACTTTCACAGTTTCTATTGATACAGGAGTAATTATAAGACCAGGACAGGTCATTGCTATCAACGATCAGGTAAAAACGGGAACCAGAAGAGGAGGAAGAATATTCGCTGTTAATGGAACGAACCAAATAACAGTAGACAATGCGAGTGCGTCTAACTTACCAGGGAATTCCGTTGGTTATACAAGAACTCTTAATGTAATGATGCCAGATGGAAGTGTCAGTAAAAAAACTGTTAGTAACATAACAGGAGCAGTTATAACAGTAAGCGGTAATTTTCAAACTGCTGACGGAACTAACGCTGCACCTAATGTCATGTCAACTTGGATTCTTGAAACTTCAGGAGGCAACGCAAATCAAAATTTACAGAACCAACTCTATAGAGTTTTAGTGGTAACTGAAGAAGAAAAAATAAAGTACAAGGTAACTGCACTTTTGTATAATCACAGTATTTACGCTGCTGTAGAAACTGGTTCTGACGTTACCTTCAGAGATGCAACAAATATTGATGTTAAGCCTAAGAGACCAGCAGCAGCAACAATAATTGAAAGACTTTACAAAGAATCAATCCATAACGCAAACAATCAATCTAATAAAGTTGTTGTTAGATCCAAGTTAATAATTCAATGGTCACAAGTAACTGATGTAAGTAAATTTCTTCTAAAAATTAACATTAATGGCGTAGAAAGATTGCAAGAGGTAACTGGACAAAGTTATGAAATTTTAAATGTAAGGGCTGGTAAACAATTTCAAGTTCGTGTTTTTTCTGTTGGACCTGCAAGTGGAAAATTATCTGGACTTGCAAGAACTGCAAAAAATAGTGATGGAAACTTTGGAATAACGACTGTTGGTAAAAGTGATCCGCCTAATAATGTCACAGGCTTAAATGTTACAGCAAATGGTACAACGAGTGGTAATTTAATTACTTTTGATGAAAACGATCCGAACCCCAGTTTTAATGATGGTCCAAATAGTCCTAGCCCACAGATACAGTTTAAAGATTTAGATATTGCATTTTATGAAGTACATAAAACGAATGTAAATTTATCTACATCACAGATAAATCAATTATTTGGAACCAGAGGAACTACTTTTGTCGGTAGAAAAACTGCACCAGATTTATTAACAAAAGATTTTTTAAGTACAACTCATACATATTACATAAAAGCAAGAGATACAGGCGGTAGATATAGCACTGCTGCTAATTCTTTTGTATTTACACCGCAAGCACCCTCTGCACCACAGGCAGTATCAGGATTCCCAAAAATAGAAAATGGTATGGTTGTTTTAAATTGGGAAGAACCAGCGACAATAGGGTCTTATGCAATAAAAAGATATGAAGTATCAGATGGGTCTAATACAACGAAAAAAATAAGATCAAACGTCACTACATATACAACTCCATTAAATTTTATAGGATCAAAAACTTTTACCATAAAAGCCATCAACCTTGCTGGTGCTGAGAGTCCAGCACTAAGCCAGACATTATCAATTCCAGAGCCAGTTTTCCCAAATAATGCAGTAGTAAAAGTAAATATTACAAAAGAAAATATAATCTTGAATTGGCCTAATACAACCAAAGTTGCAAATATGCCTACGGTTATAGGTTATAAAGTGCAAACTTCATATCAAGATTCGCAAGTCAATTCAGAAGAAAATATATTTCCAATTACTGTAAGAGATTCGAGGCTTATCATTCCAATAACCGCAGCAAATATAAATAGAAATAATGGACAAAATATTTCACGTACTTTCACAATAAATCCAGTTTATCAAAGAGCAGATTTTCCTGACGTTGGAATTATCTCAACAAGTGCAGAGGCAACTTTAACAAAAACAATTATATTTACAAGGCCACCAGCACCAACCATGAAGGGTATTCCTGTAATTTTTACAGGAGATCAAGTGACATTAAGATGGGAACCTATTGCAAGTGGTTTCAACACTTCTACAAACACGGCAATCTTTAAAGTTTTAAAGTATGGAATTTACAATACTTCTAATCAACTACTATTTGAGACAAATTCCACTTCTTTCACTTTTGAGCTTGATCATGCAGAAAATAATAATAATATGTCTAAAGATTTTAGAATCCGAGCTTTAGATTCTGGCTATGTTAATGAAGATGAGCAAGCAATAAAAAATTATTTTAGAGGTCCTCAAGTACAACAAACAGTACAAGTAACGCCCTTTGATCCCCCAAGTAATGGTGCTTATAAATTAGGAACCGAAGGAGGGCAAGGATTTGTGACCATAAGCTACGATAGGCCAACCAGAACACGCACTGAAAATTTAGCTTTCAAAGACTATAAAATTACAAGATCAACTTCTACAACTTTTGCTGGTATTTCAAACGGTAATACAGATTTAGTTGTTTTTACAAACTCACAGGCATTTAAGGAAGAGGTAAGCTGGCTCGTATCGTCAGGACAGAGAAATTATTACGTTCAAACTAGAGATGTAAATAATAATTTATCTACAACCGCCCTAAAAATTGCTGCAACTATCGAAATCCCCTCTGAACCTTTGGCTTCAAATACTGGTACAACAGAAGTTATTGACAATAACGTACTTTTACGTTGGAGGGCTGGTGCAATAAATACAACTACACAACTT